ACTCGCTGTATCACTAACTGCTTCTAATGTATCAGTACTAGCTAGAACAATTTTTGCTCCACCTTGAATTAATTCAATAGCTGAATTTGGGGGAATATTAACTCCTTTTGCTAAAAAGTAGTCTGATCCTCCTTTGGCAATTTTAACATCAATATTAATTGTTGTTGTTAAAACATTACAACATCTAATTCCTATGACTGCATCATAATTGCCCCCAGCTAAAATAGTGGTATCGCCTGTTCCAATCACTCGGTTTAAAGTGTTTCTAAAATCTTGTGCCATAATTTTTTCCTATAATGCGACCGCCATTGCTAATGCAAATCCTGCGCTCGCTGCTCCTACTGGGTTTCCTGTTGAATCTAAATAAACTGCTTTACTTGCGGGCATTGTACCAAACACATCTAATGTACCCCCAGCAAAGGTAATTTTAGAAGTGTTTCCAGCAGAGTTACTTAAAACTGTATCTCTTGAAAGAGTATCAGGTGTTGCATCGGTTACTGTTCCAAGTCCAACTTCCCAATTAGCAGTTCCTTGTTCAAAAATTGCATAGTAAGTTGTGTTACTGTTTCCTATTCCTGCAACAAAAGTTACAAAACCTGTTACAACTCCAGCAAGGCTTATTGTCCCTGTGCCTGAAGTCGTGCTCGATTCTTTTACCCTGTCATTTATTACTAATGCCATTTAATCTCCTTAAGCCATACTTATGATAGCGTCTGCCGGTGTGCTTGGATTAGGGAAAGTAATTTTAAATGTACCATTTGTACAAGTTTTACTTCCTCCAAAATCTAGCACCACACATAATTTATCGCCTTGGTCATCGTTGTAAATTGCTCCAAAAGCTGCTGTAATAGTAGCTGTAGTCCATTCAGTATCCGCAAAATCACATGTTGCAACTGCTGTTCCATATGCAACTGCATTACCTGTAAGGGTATTACCAGTTGTGGTGTAACCACTACTACCACCCGAACTTTGTTCATTTGTTGCTGAATAAACAGTACTTGCTGTGTCGTAAGGATTTGAAGTGTACAGAGCTAATTTAAAATCATCTCCGCCTGAAGCAAAATTATGCGTTCCAGTGAATAACTCTCCACGAAATGCATAAGGTATTACGTTTGCCATATTTTTTTATCTCCTTAATAATCTGATGGAAATGGTGATTTAAGGGGTGTTCGAATAACTCCATCTTGATATTCATCCCTACGTCTACGACCTTGTTGTTCAATCGCATACGATTGTAGCGCACCTTGATAGGATTGCGAATAGTATTGTATCATATCTGCCGGACCTTTCAAGTATCCATATGCATTTACTAGACTTCCATACAAAAGTAAATCTTGATATTTATTGGACAGATAAGTCCCTGTCCCACTCACTGATGAGTCAGTTAAACTTGTTGGTTGTTTGACATAAGCCATAGTAATTTCGTACTGAGCGTCTGGAGTAGGTGCTACTACCCAATAATTAGCATCCCAATTAGCATAATATCTAGGTAATCCTGACGCTGTTGAAGGAGTATCATAAAATTCTGCCATATAAGAAGGGTCTTTATTTTCTAAAAATACTTGAACCGTGGGTGAAACATTAGTATTCGCTAATTGAATATATCTAATAATTCTAAGATTTGCGGGAATAGTTACATATCTATTACCAATAATCAAATTTGAAGTATCATAAAATCTATTATCATCATTATCCGCTTCACGATAAATTTTATTTTCAGCATTTTTTATAAAAGTATTAACCACCGCATCAGTTAATACCGTACTATCAGCTTCGGTAAAGTTTCTAATATCGGTTTGTAAATTTGTTAAAGTGTAAGCCATTATGGTCTATCGTTTACGGGACCACCGAAAACAAAATATCCTCCTCCTATTGCTGTTGCTGTTGCATTGTTTACTAAAGTAATTGTAAATTTATTACTAACTGTTTCTGTTGTTGGTTCTCCGGGATAATTAATAGTCTCAGTAACTTTCGTAATAATATAAGAACCATAGACCTTGGCACCACTTGTATGAGCAATAGCAGTTGTGCTTTGTAGAGTTTTTCCATACGAAGGTGCTGCCGTTCCCCGTGTACACCCTGTTAAATCATTACTTGATTTCCCAGTATATTTAATAGTTTCACTATTATAAAGTCCTGTCGTTGCATCTGTTGAAATAATCACAATGTATCCTGAAGTAGGAAAAGAAGAGGCATCGGTTAATGAAATAGTTGTAGCACTATTTGTAATAGTCCCATTCAATGTTGTGTTTAATTCAAAAGTAGAAATTCCTACTCCACCTACAATTTCTTTTACTTCATAAAATCTCACCGCATCTCCAGTAGATCTTCCATGTCTATCTTCTGTAACCGTTACAGTTGTACTGCTACCCGTTGTTGAAAAAGGATTATTATTTAAAACACTTGGTGTATAAAAAGCTACTCGTGAAGGTCTTGCACGTTTCAAAGCTTGAGGATCAGCACTCACAGGTTTAGGTTGGAGTTGTGGAGATTTTTTTTCATATTCTGAAAAATGAACCCAAGCTCCATTCCATTCTCTTACCATTTCTAAATAAGGAAACGCTTGACCACTTCTATCTGAAATGGCTAAAGAATGTTTTCCTGTTGCAAATTTTGTCATAATTAACTCGCCGTTGGGTAGTAAGAAGCTGGTGTAATATAAGCACTTGTTGGAGAGCCATCTTCTTTTAGAGCTCTTGCTAATTCATCTTCATATAATAATTTTAATGCCTGAGTTCTTTCAATTGCATATTTTTGTGATAACATAAATGCTAACCCAGAGATCATCGCAGGCACAAATCGATATGGAATATCAGCAGCATTCGTATAAGCCCCTACATCTTGAATTCTTTTTACATAATAATAATTTATTTTATTTCCATCTTCTGCTGCACCTGGAGTTAAATATAAAGTCATTGTAACTTTATCTATGAATCTTTGCACCCAATATTGCGTAGGGGTACCCTTAGCACTTTTATTTGAAAAAGCTTGATAAGTAGAACGATCAATTTTAGTTAAAGGTGCATCTATATTTGTAGAAGTAATTCTATAAGATGCTTCTAATATATCCGCCGCACCATAGACAGCAGTTGCATCAGAAGTACCATCCCCTGTAGAACGATACATTGTATATTCATTCTTTCCATCAACTAAAGTAAAAGTATTATTGGCTACTTCCCAATAATGAATTCCTCTATTCCCCCATTCTTGAAAAAGAATATTTAATGATCTTCTTGCGGCTTTTAATTGGTATCCTGATATGGATTGAACTCCACATCTTTCATACGCCTCTTCTACTATTTCATCGATAGAAAAGTTTTTACCAAAAATATATGTGCCAGAAGTAGTATTGGCCATATAATCTCCTTACGCTCCAGTAATTGTTAGCGTAACGCTACCGTCTGTTCCACCCGTTTGAGTTAAAGTGGCGCACAATCCGTTTTTAAACAAAATACCAGAACCCGGAACATAGACTTCTAAACCTTCTGTATCCCAATTATAAGTAGCCATTAAATTACTTCCTGATGCTCCACCTGTAGTAGCACTATCATGTAATAATAATTGAGAACCTGCTTCGCCTCTTCCTTGAATAGAAGTGACTCGAGTTCTAGCTCCTCTCAATAATGAGATAGCACCTGTAGCTTTATTCAGGGTTGTTTGGTCGCTTACTGACATAATTTTTATCTCCTAAGTTTAGTGAGCTCCCGAAGGAGCTCACATATATTATTTATTACGCTGTATCCGAAGTACTAGAAATTCCAAAGAATTTCAATTTTAAAGTAGCACCCGTAGCTCCTGGGTCTCCACTTAAAACCACTTCAACTTCATCAGGTGTTGAGCTTGTTGCAACAACACCAGCTCCTAAGTCAATGAATCCTAATGCACCGTTTAAAACCCAGAATCCTTTGAACCCTGTAGAATTGACTGCACATGTACTTCCGATTCCATCTAAGTAACCGTCTGTATCCGCATCTGATCCTACATCGTCAAGATTAACTGCATTTGTTGCC